AAAATAACATAAAATCCGAAAACCACCGGAGAAAACGTGACTGGGGCTTACGATGAAAATCACAAAAATATAAGCAACATCATAGAAATGGTGATGTTGCATTGATTATTTTTAGATTATTGCATATAAAATGATATAAATATTATATAGAAAATTTATAGAATGAAAAGTGTTGCACAAGATATACCATTAGAAACAATATTTGTTAAAGATGAAAATCCAAATAAATTTGCATTATTTTGGGCATCTGGTATATATAAAAGAATTAATTATAATTTAAGAAATGTAAGTTTTTCTGAACAATTTAAAGCAACGCCAAATACATTTTGGTTTACAAAAAATTATATAGCTTATTTTAAAAAATATGGATATACTGCAAAACAATTAATAGAAAAATCTATAAATCATTTATACAGAGGAATTCGAAATACAAATTATTTTCAAGTAAAACCAGGTCAAACATATAATGATACTGGGTTTATAGCTACAAGTTATGACTTATCTGTTGCTAAAGATATAGCAGAACAAGATTTTGTTATAGAGTTTGATGTATTATCTTTACCAAATGAAATACCATTTATTATAATTGATGATAGAATAGCAGAATATTTATTAGAATCAGAAGTACTTATTATGCCTGGTACTATTCAGCTTATAGAAAATAAAACAGGTAATACTCTAGCAAAATATGTTCCAAATTTAAAATTAATAGACGCTTATTTAAGAAGTAAAGATCCTGAAATTGTAATGTCCGGCGGAGCTTTAACTATACCTAAAATTGATATTGAAGATAAGACACTCGTATTTTATCGAGCAATTTATAATAGACCAGTGGAAGTACTTAAAGTAATGTATTTTCCTAAAAATCCATCTAAAGAGATTTTACGTGCAATACGTAAAACTGAAAATTTCTTTGAAAGTATGACAGAAATGATACCAGAATTTATGGATTTACAAAAATACCTAAAAAGTAAAAATATAACTGAAGAGGAATTTAAGATTACTTTTGCAAAAATGAATTCATATATTGTACATATCGCATTATGGTCAAGTTATACACGTAAAGTAGAAACAATACATTTATTTGAACTTCCAATATTATTTAAAGAGAATTTTGATGTTTCACGTTCAGATGATGTAGAAAATCAATTAAATAAATTATTAGATGAGAATATGAAATAGATTGCTTGATCGCCTTATCTATTGTGCATATGAACCATCATTAGCTACATTTGATGGTATATACGCAGCAGAGTCTCTGCTACCTCTATTAATTTCTTTTGATGCTATTACTGAAAATATAATTAATAATATTACTGTAATAAAGCCAATAACTGTACCAGCACCTAAGTATACTTTGAAAAAGGTGGTGTTTAAGCTACTTCTTATTACTATGATACCTATAATGTTCATTAAAGAATATAAGAATATTATACCCATGAGTAATGAAATAAAGAGATTCTTATTTTTGTGGTATGATACATAAAAGAGTATAGTTAATATAATTGCTATAACAACTGCACCAAGAACAATAAATATATTTTCAACTACATTAGTTGTGTCAGAACCAGAAACAAAATTTTCATTAATTGCCTGTAATGAAGATATAGGAACCCATGTCGCTGGTATATTATTATTAAAAGACATATAACTACTACTATTCAAAAACAAAATCTTTTAGTTATTTAAGGATAAATAATGGCTATAACTGGTAAAAAGAATTTTAATTATTCAATATGGTATTTTCTCTTTGGATTTATTATTTTATTATTACTCATCTTAATTGCATTATTATTAAATAAACATAGTGTACATGAACACCGCGAACATGAACACCGTGAACATGAACATCGTGAACATGAAATAAGCGAACAAAAACAATACAAATCTCTTGGTATCCACAATGAAAGTGTATCTTATCCGGCTTTACATCAAGTTACACCACAAACTATAGAAAATGCAAAACAACGTCCAATGTGCAATGGACAAGCTAAAGTAAATCCACATGATAATCCCGAATACCCAATGCGTCGCGGAGTCATACCGGCGGATTATCAACAAGTCGGCATACTCTCTTCTAAAGATTTAGATGAAGACCCTATAATATTACCATTATTTGGTAGAAAAATGATAAGTCGTGATCGTTGGGAATATTACACGGCAAGTGATAAATATAATATGTGGAAATTACCCGTACAATATTTAAATAGAGACTGCCAAAGTGATGTCGGTTGTGACGAAATATATAACGGCGTAGAGGTTGTCGTACCTGAATATGCCAATAAAGTTTTTGTCGCTAAAATTTACAAATATGGCAATGTTAGAAATTAAACTGTTACGCAGTTCACGTAAGTCTTGTTAATAATACATAAAATAACACTGCTAATAAAAATGTACGTATTAAACGATCATATGGGGCGAGTTTAGATAATATAGCTACTTTCTCATATAAAAATCCTGTTTCAATTGGATAAAATAAAGCATAGGCACATGCCGCTGATAATAAAGCTACTTGTAAATGATCTTTATTTATAGTTACACCTTGAACTATTGTTATGTATGAATCTGATTTATTTACTTTTTGTTGCATCATTGGATAATATTGAGATGGTGGTGGTGCGAATTGTGGTGGAGCCATCATCGATGGTTGCGGAGGCTGCGATGCTACAACATTAAATTGTTTTGGCTCGATTGTTTGATTCATAAACTCGCGTTCCATTTCATTTATTACATCTGTCACTAAAGGATCTTCTTCGTTTTTGTTGCCATTTCCAGAGGGTGGTGGGGTATTTGGTAACTCTTGTACTTGTGTACTCATTGCAGGATTCGTATTGGCGCTCATGTTTCACTTATATACCTTCTAAATGATAGTTAAAAAAGAATTAGTCTTACATTAACGCATATTATACACCACCACCACATTGAATACTTTTTGGTTTATATTTATAACATGTCCCTTCTAATTCAAATACTTTGCCGTCTATCTCTTCCGGTTTAGGAGCATCTATTAGAATGCATTTATCACCTTTACATGCTTTTTGAAAGAGAAATGCTAATGCAATACCAAATACAGCTGATATTAATGTACGACCTTGATTTGTATAAAATAGCCTTTCAGTTATTACGTTTATAGATTTATGTTTAGCAGCAGATGCTAATGCAGTAAATATCATTCAGAAATAATATTCTAGCTGCTATGCTTATTATAATTGTTTATATTATTTCTATAGCATATTCAAATTCATATCAAATTCATATGAAATTCATATCAAATTCAAATCAAATTCAAATATTTACTGGTTGTGGTTGTTTATCTTTCGTGCAATCTACTTTCTCATATTCATATACGAAGCAATTATCGCTGTTGTCTTTATATATAATTTTACCGCATGTTTCTGGTGTAGGATATTTAACTACTCTTTTATATCCAGGTTTATTTAAATAAATATATAATATACCTACACAAAATGCTAATATAAATACTGGTATATTTAAAATAAAACGATCTTTATTTTCTGTAGCCATTCTATAAATTATACTGATAATAATACATTGTATATATTGGATCTTCTTTATAATTTGCCGGGGCACGTTCGAGTGTAATAATTTCATTTAATACTGTTTGATCACGAGATGTTTTCCAATTATCTATTAATTCTTTTTGTGTAGCTACAAACGTTTCGTAATCTATTTCTTTTTGTAGCCGCGGCGCACTATGATTTTCAGTATAGTCTCTTTCTAATTGATTTAGAGCCTCTTCTTTTTCTTTCTTTTCGGCTTTCCAGTCATCAAAAGATAAAATAACTCTTTCTATCGAAGTCTTAGCTGAATTTGATTCATGGCTCAATAAATCTGCAGTCCATTTATTTAATTTTGTTGTCATCTAATGAAATATGGTACTACTACTGTTAGAGAACATATATTCATTTTCTAAAATTACTAGGTGGCTGGACTGAAGGCGTTACAGTTGTTGACACTGGTGGAGTAGCAGGAGCGACAGGGGCAACGGGGACTACGGGGGCAGTGGGAGCGGTTTGAGCTGTCGCATTAGTTGCAGCGGTAATATCAGCTGCATTTACTGCAACTGAAGTAACTTGTATTTGCTGTAGTGGTTGTTGTGGTTTATTATCCGGATTTAAAAAAGTATGGTTGATAGTTGTACTTGCTAGAGGTGGCCATGGATTTATATCTTCAAACATACTCTTATATTGTTGAGATACCATGAGTGTAGGATCATTAGATAATTGTTCATCATATAAGCTTCTTGGAATATATCTTATTTCAACCTTCGGAACTTGATCTATATTTTCAACTTTACTATAATACCCTTGAATTACTAAAAACATTCCGATAAATAATATAAAAACTGCAATAGCTTTCATCTCTAACAAAAATTAAATATAATTCTTCTCCTGCTTTTATCTAAGCCGAAGCCGAACCATCGGTAATTGTAGTATCATTTAACTTATTTTCAATTTCGCCTGTTTCTGAGGCAGTGCCAGTGCCAGAGCCAGAGCCAGATGCGGCAGCGGCTGCAGCGTCAGCTTCTGCGGCGGCAACACGACGCTTCTCATTTTCCTTAGCTATCTTTTCCATCTTTTCTTGTTTTCTTTGACCATATTCGATTTCTTTGCTTTCAATATTATCCTTGTACTTCTTCATGAGAGTATTTAAGCCAGTCTCAGCATATTCTTGATCTTGTAAATCATTCGGATTTGGTGACCATGGGCACCAGCAACCAACTTGTGCTACAAATATATCAAACTTATCACCCATGCGTTTTAATACCTCCGCACGAGTTTGTGCTTCCTTTAGAGTATCAAAAGTACCGCGTACTTTAATACCGCGCATAGTTGGACGATAATTTTGCGCCTTGTGGAATTCTGCTTCTAAATCCGAAGAATTTATGCTTTTATAGAATACATACTGTTCCTGTAATTCCTTTTGATTGAAAAAATGGGAATTATTCTCCATAAGTAAATCAAATACTTCATTCTCATCCGGATATTTCGCACGAAGACCATCAAATAACTTTGTTAAATCATTGGAAAATGACTCAATATATTTATTGAAGAAAAAGACATTCTTATCAATCATAACATCTTCCGGTGATATAAATGATAAACATACATAATTTTGACCGCGGAGTGGTTTATCTTCGTCTAAATAATCTTCTTGGCTAACCGGAATTGCTTCATTTGTAGACGCCATAGTAATTATATAAATTTCCTAGAATACATAAAACTCTACTTTCTTAAATAGTTTTCTATTTCCCATAGTTCTCATTTTATTTATAAAATTCTTAATTTCTTAATTTTCTTAACTTATAATATAGAAAGCATTATGGATACCTCCTTCGATTTCAGAGAAATGATAACTCGCCTCGTAAAATACCTCATTGAAGGTTTAGTCGTAGCTGTTGTTGCCGCTATCTTACCTTCTAAATCATTAACTGGTTCAGAAATTGCATTACTCGCATTAGTCGCAGCATCCATCTTCAGCATCCTTGATTTATTAGCACCATCCATTGGCGCCAGTACCAGAACCGGCTTCGGTCTCGGCACAGGCTTCATCTTATCCGGTGCATTATAAATAATTAAATAATTGTATTATTTTTATATTTCTAATTAGTAATAGTTTTGTATGTCAACAACACCTCTTATTTTACCACCATTACAAAAACCAAAATATCCTAAATCAACATCTAAAATTTCACCAAAAAGTCCCGCAGAATCTTTAGAAGTAATATTACCTAAACTTAAATTATCACCAACAACGACAACTGAATCACAAAATGCAAAACCAAAAAGAGGACTTGGTGAGAATTTAAAACCAATTTTAGAGTCTTCTCTTAAACCTCCAGAGACTCCTCGTCCTCCAAAGACTGCTCGTCCTTCGACTAGTGCGCCACGTCGTCGTAAGGCGGCACCTATAGTTCTTACTCCAGAAAAAAAAGAATTATTAGAAGAATTAGAAACTCATGAAACTAATATTAATAAGAGAATACAAGAATTACTTAAAAAATATTCTGAAACAGAATTATCAAAACTTTACCCAGAGTTAAATGAAAATTTAAAAAGAATAAATGAAATATATACACATTTACGTAATAATGATGTTAGTGATGAAGAATTATTAGCCTTAACAGAAGAATTAATGAATTTAGAAAAAGAAGTAAAAGATAAAGTAGAATTTATTAACAAAGGTGGTAAAAAGAAAAACACCGTATCTAAGTATACACTTTCCAAAGAAAAATATAGCTATAAGAAAAAAGAGTATACTATCTACTATGGTAAAAGAAATGGCAAATATATTAAAATCAATAATAAATATAAAAGTATTAGTTCATTGATGAAAAATAAAAAATGATTTTATGTAAATTTTTACATATAAAATGTTATCAAAGTGTATATGTTATACTCCACATTTAGATATGGTCGATGCTCCTGGTCCTGTACATATAAATGATGATTGTCCTATATGTTTATGTGAAATGACTACGACAAAAGATATATTTACTACTCCATGTAATCATAAATTTCATATTAATTGCATAAATATGTGGAAAAAGAAATCAACTAAATGTCCTATGTGTCGGACTCATGAAAATGATAATAGTAATAATAAGTTACTTCTTGAAATTCGCAGTATAATTAGCAATTCTGGGATAAATCTTCCAAATGCTGAAGAGCAATTGACTGCTGTCGAGCGTTTCACAAATGGTCAAATGTCATATGCAGATATGCGTTCAATATGTGGTTGAAGTCCATGATGAATATGCATGAGTCTTGGTGTGACTGTCGTGATTAGCATTACTGGCGTTAGTGCCGCGACTGCCTCCGCCACAATTACATGCTTCATTTGCTGCATCATCTGCTTTTTGATTCCAAACACTCTGCCAGTCATCACGACCGGTATGAGCTAATACATGTTTATAAACTACTCGTCTTATTTGGGAAAGTTCATCAATTCTTTTTAAAATATCTTGATTTAATACAGGTTTTCCGTCACGTTTTTTCCATCCATTCCGCTTCCATGATCCAATCCATTTTGTCATTGAATCTACTAAGAGCTGTGAATCCGTATAGATATACAGAGTTTTTCTCTTAGTTGAATCATCTTTATTTGTTTGTTCAAGAGCAAGTTGTATTGCTGTATATTCTGCTCTATTATTTGTCGAACCCACTGGAAGTGTATATGTTATGTTTAATTCTGGATGATATGGAAAAATTGCGGCACATCCAGCACGAGAATGCCGTGAACCATTACCTTTAGATGCACCATCAGTGAAAACTATAATACCATCAGTCGGCGGTGTCACATCAGATTGCATAGATATAGGTCTATTGATTTTAAATGTATCGTTAGAATTACCATTATCATTACCGTTACTTATAATTTCATTTTTTGGTTTATCATTCAATTTAATATTTAATGTATGTAAAATACTTTTTTTAGGATCTTTATAATTTACTTCTATGCCAAATTGTTTTAATATACTCATATTATATTCTAAATAGAATATAATGAGTCATATATTTGATATAATAAGAGAACTTTTAAATGAAAGTAATTCTGATGAGTTATATAAAAAATTAGTATATGGACCTAATAATATTAATCCTAAACAAAAAAATCCATCATATCCAGAATATCGTAATATTATACGTACTAATTTAAAATATAATGATTCGAGAATGATTCAAATTTATGTAAAATATTATAATTTACGAAAGACAGAAAATCCTAATAATAGTTTAGGACAATCGTTAATAATTATATTAAAAGCAATATATGGTATTGAAAAAGATGACCCGAGAATAAATGAAATAAAAAAAATAATTGAAGGTAAAGCTCATGTTACTGGACCATCCGCAGCATTAGCACCAACAGAAAGAAAACGTAAAGCTTCTAAAGATGCTTCTGCTGAATTACCTGCAGTACAACAACGTAGAAATTCAACTAGAAAAACAACAGTACCACCAGCACCTCCGCCGCCACCACCAGCACCTCCTCCGCCCCCACCACCAGCACCTCCTCCGCCCCCACCACCAGCACCTTCACCAGCAAAATTAAAAATAGATGAAGCACATGAACAACATATTATCCGTCAATTCAAAGCGATAAAAGATGCAGCAAATGATATTATGTATATAAGAAATATTATTGATAGATTTAATTTTAATACATCAAATGTTATTGAATATGTATTTATATTTGAATTTATATTAAATATGTTATATTACCAAAATAAATTTTCAAATGTAGCATCTCTTGATTTAATATCTGATGATGATAAAACAGATTTCATACATACATATGAGACAATTGTATATTATTTAAATGCTGATATGCCTAAAACTACACAAAAAATAAAATGTACAGCTGATAATAATCAAGTATTTGATTGTTCTAAAGTAACTATCAAAGATGAAAGAAGCTTAATTGAAAATAAAGATCAGTATAAATTAAGCGCAAATTTTATTAATAATATCAAAAAATTTTTTAATACTTCAATTAGTGATGGTGATGAAAATAAAGTTTTAAAATTTCCGGCTGATAATGATCCTATTAGAAAAAGAAATCCAGATTTATCCTTTAATGACAAATATTCAATATATGAGTATCTTAGATATTTTATTGAAAATAATAAAGTATATCTTCATGATAACAATGTTACACAAAAAATTTTAAAATTTTATACTGAAGAAATGATGACCATAAATGTATATAAATATAATTTATTTAGATCAAATTGTAGATTAAAATATACTGGACAATCTGTTTCTAATAAATCTAAAACTATTTCAATATCACAAGTACCATGTTGTTACATATGTGGTTATCCTATATTATATACTTTAACAAATGCGAAAGCGGCTAAAATAAATAATAAAGGTATGTTTTTAAATTCTGCTATAGATCACATTGTACCTGCTATACCTGCGTATACTCTTGGTATTATACAATGTCCATTAAACTTTTTACCAACACATTATAAATGTAATGGAGCTAAAAATGATAAATTACCAACAATACCAAATACTTATCAACATATACCTGATCTTAATCCAATTGGATATAATGAACCAACTCCAGTTCCAGTTCTACCTGATTTTGAAATGCAAGAGGCAATTGGTGGCAGGAAAACACTACCAACATTTGCTTTATCAAAAACTAAGCTACCAACAAATAATTTAGATATATTATTAGTATATTTTAATAAAGAGTATAATAATTATAAAAAATATTACGATACCAAGAGTATTGTAATTATAAATATGTTAAAAGAAATATTACATTTTCTATATATTATAAAATTGATTAAAAACAAAAAACAAAAATCCAAAATTGGAAGTGGTAAGGCAAGAAGTGTACAACTTCGAAGAACGCCACCAGAAGATGTTGAAGATGAACACGAAGCTAAAAGTGATAATGCTGCCGATAAAAAAGAACTGAAATCTTTATATGATTCTTTAAGACAATTTTTATCATTAATGGATAATGAAAGTTTAAATAATATAATTGGTGTCCAATATAATTCAGTTGGAACACAAAAAGATATGTTTGAAAATAGATGGGATATTAATGAAAGAATAGAATTTTTAAAGAATAGATTTTTAATATTATTTGATTATTGTGAAACATCATATACTCCATCAGAAATAATAGCAAGATGGGAAAGTGCTAAGAAATCGTCAGAAATTATAAAAGGTATCAGATTAATATAATGAAAAGACAATGAACAAAAGACTAGGATAAACCCTAAATCCTTTATTTAAAGAAAAATAATACAAATGGAGCCGCCATGGTACTGGGCACGAGGCTCATCCCTGTACAAACTTGCTCAAGGTTCATACATTACTTCTTGTCATAGAAGGAGAATAGACTACAAACAATCCACCTTCTATAACAAGTCTTAACGCCCTTTCGGTGTAGTCGGGTCACATACTATGCAACCGTTCCCCAGTAGAGCTCCTTAGCGTAAGTAATATACCATGGCGGGGTCTGATTAAATGATTAATTTTACATACTCTATAGTTGTAGTTCTATAGAATATGGGAATAATATACTACATTTATAATGAGTAGTATATGTTAATATTCAATTTAAAGGGAAAAACAAATTTCATTTTTTATTTTTGCGCAATTAAATTTAACACTTCGCGTGAATGATAGTTAACTTATTAAATTATTTCATATATGTTATTATAGCATTTTCAACAGTACTTTTATCTTTTTTGAAAAGTTCTGCAAACATACGTTGTGGAAAATTATAACAAAGCGTTAAGACTTCTTTTGTTTTTGGATCATATAATGCAGGATATACACTATAACTCCATAACTTATTTGATTTTTTAGAACACTCTCTACTATCAAAACCTTCTTCAAATTGATGTGATAAACATTTATATATTTCTGTTTGCAATTTAGCATATTCTGGTATAAAATTTGACCTATCTATGTATTGTTTCTCTAACTTAACAAACTTTTCCATAGTATCTTTAATTTTATCTTTATGAAAATATATTCTAGATATAATTTCCACATCAAAATCATCTACCCATCTCCAAAATATTATAAATTTATTCGCCATATTATATTTTGGTATAGATATGATTTTATTAATTGCACCACTACCATCCTGTTCATACTGCAATTTAGGATTTTCTGAAGTCATATATTTATTAACTAAATTATTATTAACTTTATATGTAACTTTAATATTATTATCATCTTTATTTTCTGATATAATTTTAAATTCACCTGGTAATAACAATAATTCAGATTCGTGGTATATTTCATCTATACTTTCATTAATTTCATACATTTTTACTTTGGTAGATAAAGTTTTTACTTCTAATGATAATATTAATCCATCATCATTTCCATCTTTAGCAAATTTAGAAGCTACATCTTTATCATATGTAAATGATGAAAAACCATCATTATTTTCAAATCTTTGTGAACCTATACCTCTATATAAATATTTATGATTGACATCCTTTTTTGTTATACCTTTTGTAAAAAATGTAGCTATAAAATTCTTTACAAAATAGAAACAAAATGGCGTGTTTGTATGCTGTAGTTCAAATGGTACCGTTTTCATTATACCATTTATACGACTATATAGATTAGATGCCCAGTATTTCGCATATTTATGCGAGTCATTATTTTTTTCTACAAATGTTTCAGATAAATAAATATTCATTATTTACAAATTACAAATTACAAATTATAATTTAAGTAAATATATAAATTACTTAAAGTTTTAAGCACTTTATTTTTAATTAAAATAGTCTAAAATATGTCTGATAATGGAAATAATAATGGAAATAATAATGAGAATAATATGAATGAAAATATCAATCATTCAATAATAAAGCGTGGCGGATTATTAAATTTAGGGAATACTTGTGCCGTGAATGCTCTAATTCAATGTTTATATAATATAGATATTCTACGTGATTTAATAATAAATACTGATAAAGATCTAGATATCACTACAATTAGTGCAGAACTTCAAGATATATTTCAAAAATTTAAAGAAGGACACTCTCTTTCACCTAAAGGATTTATTGGGAAGCTATTTGAAAAGTTTAACTATATATTAACTCCTGGAGATCAATTTGATATTGGAGAACTATGGATGTTAGTAGGCGATAAAATAACAGATGAATTAAATGACGATGGTATACATACAATCAGTAAAAACTCTAGTAATTTTATAGAATTACAAGCACAAAAATTAAATAATAATAAATTGAATAAATGGCAAGAATCTATACAAGGCATTACCACATGTATAACAAATTGTAATAATTGTGTTGAAAGTATAAATAATGTCGACTTATTTATCGCTCTTACTCTTGATATAGAAACACATGCCACTTTACAAATTTCTGATATGATTCAATCTTATTTCAAAGTAGATCATCTCAGCGAATGGTCATGTGATACATGTAAACAGAAAGGTTGTCAGAAACAATATCAAATATATAAATTACCATCTGTGCTGATTATATTAATAAAACGCTTTAAACTAGAAGGCAACACCTTTCAAAAATTAGCCAATCCTTTAAATATACCATTAAATTTACATATTAATTATGGTCAAGGAGAAAATAAATATGTACTTAAAAGTGTCGGTAATCATTTTGGTGTGTATAACGGTGGTCACTATACTGCTTGTGTGATTGATAAAATCAATAATGAAAATATAGCAGATTCGCAATGGAAACACATAGATGATTTAAATATGCAAGATATAAAACCAGTTGCTTTCACTGAGAATAATAGTGCAGCTTATTTATTATTTTACGAAAAGCTTCTTTAATTCATCAATTTCTTTTTGTTGTTCTTTAATACATTCTATAAGTAATCCAATGACATTACCGTAGGCGACAGATTTATCACCATTTGTTGATGTTTGAACTGCTTCTGGTAATATTGCCTCTAATTCTTGGGCGATGACACCAGTTTGACGTTGCTTTGTCACTGTATCTGTACGAGTATAAGTATAACCACTCACTTTCTTTATTTTTTCAATAGGGTTGTCAATAACTTTAAGATCAGTCTTATATTTTGCATCAGATAGCGCAATAACATCACCAGTTGCATATATATCACCATCTACATATAAATACGTACTGGCTGTTCCTGGTTGTGATGTAAATGCACTTGTTTGGTCTCCTGTTGTACCAATGCCAACAACACCATCAAAATATATTAATGGCGGCGATTGTGTTGGTGTAGAATTTACCCATTGACTTGACACTATATTAACACTTGATGTATTTGTTATTCTACCATATTGATCTATAGTAATTATAGGAAAACTTGCATTATTCGTAGCATTTACAGTTGATCCGATAGTAAATGTTGTACCTGTATAAGGTGTAGTAGAAGATGCAGCACCACTGCTAGTATTTATAATACTTGGTAACACAGTAACTGCTAGATTACCAGTACCAGTTAAATTTGCTGCAGATACAAGACCATTTATAGAACCACCGCCAGATGCATTTATACTATTGGCAGTAATATTATTTACTGTTAATGTATTAGCATAAACACCACCATTTACACCTAAATAATATCCTGCATTATCCGGTATACTTACACCACTTGCAGTTGGATTTCCGCCAATAAGAACATTACTATTATAACTAACACTTAATATTGGCACAGTTGACGCAAATGTATCATAAAAATCTGCGACAGTGCATGATGCCACACCAGTACCTCCAGTATTTTGTGATACTTTAAATCCAGGATTACCAACATTCACATTTGAATTTTTAATTTGAAATGAAGACGTTTCAGTAACACTAACATTTGTTATTTGTGTTAAACCAGCTACATTTAAACCACCGCTTAAAGTTAAATTACCAGTAACAGTTAAATTATTTGTCGTAGTAGTATCATTAACACCTATAGATGTTGGTCCAACAACATGTAATTTATAAGCGGGATTCGTTGTACCAATACCGACATTACTTGAAACTATGAGGCAATTATTTGGGAGACTATTTACAACACCATAATAATCTGAACCAATTGCTACAGAACCAGCTATTTCAAGCATATTTCTTGGTTGTGCCCCAGCAGTATTACCAATACCAACTTTACCTAATACAAGTAAACCATTTGGAGTTGCATTACCTGATGGACTTCCAACTACATTATATCCAAAAGTTGCATTACCACCTACATTTAATGTACTATTTTGACTACTTAAAGATGCAGCACCAATTGCTGCTGAACCATAAACAGCTAATCCATTTGTCGGGGGAGTTAAACTTGATGAAATATTACCTATAACAGCTGCGCCGTGTACATCTAATGAACATGTAGGTGATGATGTGCCAATACCTATATATCCGCCGATTGAACTATCTGAACCAATAATTAAACTATCAACTGTACCTGATGCTGTATTATTACGAGCGTATGATCCAATTGACACACTATTTCCAACATTTAGCGCATTAGCTCCAGAGGTTACACCTATACCTACATTACCAGAAACAACTAAACCATTTCCTGGTGAAACAGCATCAACAGTTGCATATGTACCTATAGCAACACTTCCAGCTACATTTAACTTATTATTTGTAGCTACATTTGTACCTACTGCTACACCTCCTCCTGATATAGTTAATGCCGCCGCAGTCGAAGTAGTATTTATACCAACATTACCAGCAGTCGTCAATATACCACTACCACTCATGCCACTTATTCCTATGCCTACGTTTCCATTTAAAGCCGTCGTACCACCTACGGTAAAGTTATTATTTATATATCCAGTACCAAGTACATTGAGTGTATATGAATTTGTATTTGTAGTACCAAGACTTAAACTATTCGCTATAATAGCCTGTGCAGTAGTAGTTCCAGTTATTCCTACATTATTTACCGTGTCTAAATTAATTGCCGCATTTCCTGATCCATTTTTTATAGAAGTACTTCCTAGAAAATTTTGTATTATTGCATTACCAGCTGTAGTATGGCTAATATATAGACCATTTCCTGGAGTTGCACTATTTGCAACAATATTTAAACCTGTCATAGAATTATTACCATCAATAGTAAGTGTATTTGAACTATTTTTATTTACAATATGTAATTTATTTGCCGGTAAAACTGTACCAATACCCACATTACTATTTGTAATGGTCAGAACATCAATAGAGTGAGATTGTGTAACCATATTAGATAAAGTAGTATAAGGGTTTTGATTCGCTCCCCAGTTTTGAAACTGATGTATAGGTGCTAAATAGCGTAATTGATTTGTTTTACTATCGACTAATATAGTTGAATAATTTGAACTTGATAAAGTTAACATTCTCTAATTACTATATACACAATATAATCTAGTTACCAATTTATACAATATTTTCACAGTATTTCATAATTTATTATTTCTACAGAATTATAATCATTCATTATAATATCTTTAGCTAATCTAGCTGCGTCGCTACCAGTATTCGCCGTAACTATACATTTAACATCAGGATCGTTCTCCCGTGAAAATTGAACTTCCCATATAGTATCTGTAATCTGTGTAGCCCAAAAATCTCGCATATATGTTAGATCTTCTATTTGGTGGTATAAAGTTTTTTTAATATCATTTCGGGTACTACATTTTACTATTGATCCATTTTTAAGATACCATATTATTAATTGTTTTGTAATATTACTTGTATTGTATTTATCTTCTAATTTTTCTAAATCATTCGTATTTCCAGTCGAATAATGTCTGATTATAGAATAAAAACAATTATTATAATCTAAACATTTGTCCATTTTTACTTATAAACCATATAAAAATTGATAAGTTAATTACTTTAACTAAGATTAACAAACCACAAAACCTTATATGGAAACAGTGGTAGAAAGAGAAATAGATAGTTTACTTTTAAAAGGTAAGATTTTAATTGATCAGTTGAATATAAATATCTATAATTATAGACATTTACAGGATATAAATGACAGTTATGTTACATCCGCAACTACAACTAGTTCAGTAATGGAACTTATGGTACTTGAGAATAGAATGAAAAAAATTAGAGCAGAAGTGTTGGAAATAAATAATGCATTGATTAATATCAAGTATACATATAAACTTGATACAGATCAGATAGAAAAAATAAATAGGTTTCTGTATAGATGTTGCATGAATTGAAATTATACTCGTGTGCTTGTACATTTCACGCATTTACATTGAAAGCCATATTGTGTAAATAATAAATTTTGTCGTTTTTTGTAAGATAAGTTAGTATCTATATATTTTATATAAAGTTCTTCTGATTCCCGTATATCTTTTTTGGCTTGAAATATAAAATCCCCATTTTTATCAATATAAAAGTTTATGTTTGGATCACATGAATGATTGAATTGACTACCTTTGAATAATACTGCCGAAGGACCACCATATTTAGTATCATATGTAAATGCATTCCTGTAAAATTTTGCCGCGAGTAACCGTAATTTTACAGAACCTTTATTTCCCACTCCATTATTTATCATATTATTAAAAAAATCCTGCATGTACATAGGGAGTCTCTCTATTTCTTGTTCGAGTTGTGTTTGTGTTATAAGCTGTTCATCAATAGTATAAGGTACCATATTTTCGTATTTGTCTGCTAAATCACTATTGCACTCACTATCATTTTCTATACCATTCTCACTATCTATAAATATCTTATAAATACAATCATATAAGTCTTCACAAATAATACCAGGAGTTTCTTTTAATATAATTTTCCCGACACTTATATTTTTTGTAGCTACAGCCTCTCTACCTTTTTCTCCTTGTATAATTTTATACATTTGTTGTGTTATAATTACACATTCCTAAAGTTATAAATCAATTTTTATAGCGACGCTGGGGAAAAGTATTTAAGAATTTGCCGCAGTTATATATATGTATCTCAAAACTCACAAATTATGTTGAATTTACCTCAAGATATTATTGAGGTGGGAGTAGATGAAGTAGGACGTGGTACATTATATGGTCCAGTTGTCGCAGCGGCAGTTATATTACCACACGAATACCATGAAGAATATGAAAATATAATAGATTCAAAGAAATTGTCTGAAATTAAAAGAGAAAAAGTAGCTACATTCATAAAAGAAAAAGCCTTGGCAGTAGGCATCGGTGTAGCCTCCGCTGAAGAAATTGATGATGTCAATATTTTACAAGCAACATATATTGCTATGCATCGTGCTCTTGATCAGATTGTGATACCTTATGATTTAATTCGTGTAGATGGCAATAGGTTTAAACCATATAAAGATAAAAAATATACATGTGAAGTGAAAGGCGACGCTACATATTTATCTATAGCGGCGGCAAGTATTGTAGCGAAGGTCCACCGAGACGGACTTATCATCGCGGATGTAGCTACACACCCCGAACTTGAAAAGTATGATTTAAGTAATAATAAAGGCTACGGCACCGCGAAACATGTAGCGGCATTGACAAAATATGGACCATTCATTGGTGGTCACAGATTAACTTTTCGACCAATTTATAAACCTTAGCAGCAACTATCTTAATAACTATCTTAACTAATAAATTTCATAATATTTTCATATTGTGCATTTGGATCTTCAAGCTCTCTTATTAATTTTTTCTCGTTTTTAAAGAGTTTTCTCCCTTTACCACCGATTTTCATACCGCCAACAGCCACAAACTCATCTGATGAAGCAGGAAGACCTCGAGGTTCCTGTGCTGGTCTAGATTCTATTTTTTTCACTTGTAAAGTAAAGCCTTCATCAAGTGTTTCTAATAAATAATTTTTACTATATACGTAATAACTTAAACCATTCTTGGAATGTGTGTAAAATTCACTGCCACCACCAAATGTAATAAATATTTCACCTCCTTCTTTTTTAATAGTATAAGGTGTATTATATTTTACAGCTAATAATTTATCAATAGGAATAGTAAATGTATCACTATCTGTTTCTATTTTTTGATATTGAATTGTACCAAAACCATTTAACCATATAAGTTCAGCTACATCAGAATCGTTTTTAACTTGTGTAAATACTATACCATTTTTATTTATTTCAAATATATTATTGATATTTCCTTGAGTTCCAGTAACAGTCAGATCTTTTGTATATGCTAATAAACCAGATTTAATTATATTCCAAGATTCATATGGATTTATTTGAACCTGTTCTATGGATGATGAATATGGTGCACATAGTGTAACCTGTGCATTATCATTCTCGGCGTAAAATGTCCCCATTTTAATGAGCATAGCAGCTTTTGTAACACCACCTTTAATTTCCTTTACTTCGTTTTCTCTAATGGGCTCTTTCTCTTTAGGTTCCTCATTTAATTCTTTTTCAGGCATTACTTCTTCTGTTTTTGTTTCTTCTACTATTTGTGTTTCTGGTTCAACTATTTCTTGTTCTGGTGGTGGCGCAGGTTCTGTCGGTGGTTCTGATGGTGGAGGAGGTGGCTGTTGCACCATCTCAGGTTCTGGCGGAGATGGAGGTGCAGGTTCTGAAGGTGGTGGAGGAGGTGGCACTGGAGCTGATGGCGCTACAGAATCAGATTTGAATACTACATTTTCAGGTAATAATTTAACATTATTGTTTATATATACAATACTTTCAATATTACCAACAATAGCTTGTGTCTTCTTTAAATTAAATATTAAAAGGTCATTACCAGTACCTTTATTTTCTATTTTAACAGTTGTTTCGTCAACATTTGCCCAATCTGTTTTTTCTAATTTTTCATCGCTGTATATAGTTTTTATAACATTACTTACACTATTCCCCATATCTATAATTAAATAATTATTTTTATATGTCTAATTTTTTCTTTACTTCATCTAAACTATTACTTAATTCTTTAATAGATTCAATTACTAAACCCATAAGGTTTCCATAAGCTAAACCTAAATATTCGTTATCAGTATTTACCGCTTCAGGGAGTACACGTATAACTTCTTGGGCAATTAAACCTGTACTCTTCTTACCATTATTCTTCATAGTAAAAGTGTATCCAGTGAGTTGTTTTAATTTATCTAGCGCACCATCGATTTTCTTTACATTATCTTTGAGTCTTACATCAGAGTCAACTACTTGGTTACCATGTGCAATTGCATCACCATATACTTCTAAGTTACCATTAATATATACTCCTTTATTGAAATTGGCAAATCCATCATAAAATTGACTACCTTCGACATGTAAAGGTACAACAGGTGAACTTGTACCAATACCGACATAACCATAGTTATTTATAACAACATTTGAACTATTTGCCGCTACAAATGTAGCTACATTTCCTGCACTATTATTTTGTTGTATATAAGCTATATTTGAATAGGAACTTGTGTTTATTACTAATGGTCCACTCGGTGCACTTGTACCAGGTCCGGTACCGATTCCCATATAACCAATTTCATTTACTGTAAGTACTCTATTACCATGTGAATAAAGCTGTAATAAATCTCCAGTAGATGCTTGATCTAAAATAGCTACAGGTACATTACTTGTATCAATAACATGTAAAGTTGCAGAAGCATCTCCTGCACCAGTACCAACTGATAAAGAGTTATTTGTACCGCCAAGATATAATGGAGTAAATGTTGTACTTTGTCCAGTTACATTATCGATTGTAGTAAATTGTACAGTATTGTCACTGCCTAATTGCATTTGAATAATACCTGTCGTATTCGAATTACCAATTTGTAAACCACCGGCAACAATCTTCTGTAATCCATTCGTATCATATAGAATAATGCTACCATCTGCGGGTATCTGTCCAATTTTAGTATTATTTAAATCAATAGTTGTTCCTGATAAGTATATATCATGCCATCTTTGTGTTGGTGAACCTATATTATAAGCTAAATTACTGGTCGGGTATAAATTACCACCGATACCTACATTACCATTTACATGTAAAGGATATTGTACAACTGTCGTACCGATACCGACATATCCTTGGTAATTTACAATAAAATCTTTGGCACTTTGTGTTCCAATTTCAACTATATTTGTATTGTTTACACTGTATTGTTGAACTATTGATAAACTTGGTATACTGTATGCATTATTACCTAATATTTGCATATTTGTATTAATTGTTGCCAGTTGTGGTGTAACATTTATAACGTTTACACCTGCGGCACTAAAACCTAATGTATTTACTGTTGGCATATAGATACCTGTCGTACTATCGCTCGAAAAGGTATAAGATGGTTTAAATGATGTACCAGCAGTAGTATATATTTGCCCAATGACATCAATTTGAGATCTTGGTCTACTTGTACCAATGCCAACATTACCAGATGTAGAAACAGTTATTCTATTAATATTACATGTGTTAATACTGAATACATCAGCTTGTGTATAATGATCTATATGTAAAGCGCGAACATTTGAATTATTATAAATGTGTGTAAAATATGCATTGGAATTTGGTGCATATGTGCCAATTCCAAGACCTCTCGCTGGGTTAATTATTAAGTTTGCATTACTTCCAGATATGACACCATTATATACATGTGTGCCTAAACCAGCACCACTGCCAAAGAATATATTCGCCGAAGTACTATTTAATGTTAAAGAACCATTGAATGATGTATCAAAATCATCAGCATTTATGAGTGATGGACCAAATTGTAAGACCTGTTTATAATATGTATGTTCCGAACCAATAAGTGTTGCTGATGTACAATTTGGCCAATATTCCCATTGGAATTGTGTATTTACCATTGACATGCGATACATATTTTGATGTGTTACATATTGGGATGTTGCATAATTAAATGTGCGAATGGTATTACGGAAATGTAATTGTATTTGTCCTGTATATGGCGAAGTTGTATCAAGAGAATCAAATACAACAAAATTTGCATTTGCCCCATTGTATATATGAAATAAGTTGCCAGTCGGTGTCGAACCATTAATAACTACACCTCCTCCGTAAGAAATATATGGTTCTAAGAAAATATTTGCGGCACTTAATGGAATACCTTGATCGAGTGATGAACTTCCACCAGTACCAAATAGTTTTGCACCATTGAGATATATACCTTGAGTAACATTGAGCGATCCAGTCACAGTAACTTCGTATAAAGGATCCGCCTGTCCTTTAAAAGTTACATTTCCTTGGTTTCCAACATTTAATATAATAATATCAGCAGTTGCATTGTTTTGCATATCAAATGTGAACTGGCTATTTGAAGCTACCATACGGAAATCATATGTTGGATTATCACCATATATACCATTACCAGATTCAAAGAGTAATTGAGGACTTGAAGCACTATCAGTATTAAGTAAACGTAAAGAACCACGTGAACCTGTATTTGCAATATCGAGGGAAAACTTAGGTTGAGATGTTCCAATACCTATACATCCATTGTTTGTGAAACAAAAGAGTTCATTTGCAACATTTACGTTATCATCATATATGAATGATAATTTTTGTCCATATGCTGCATTAGGTCCTTTAATTGTCCAGCGAGTTGGTAATTGTTGATACAATCCAGATTGTGAATATATCTTTTCTAAATACATTTCTGGACACGATGATGATGAATCTTGACCATATACATATTTCGTTAATCTTAACATATTTGAACCAGTATTTTGAGTGTATATATGTAATAATGAATTTGGAGTGTTTGTATTTAATCCTACATATCTTTCAGATGTCGCAGTACTATTGAAACTGATATATGGAGAATAATTACCGTCCATGAAAGAGAATATAGTATTTTGTCCATCACCACCATATAATGTAGTAGATTGATCCATTACACCAAATAATAATGATTGACCAGTCTGAGAGATTATTTTTAATAAACCTGTACTTAATGTTGAATGGAATACACCAACAAATGGAGTGACCGCATTATAATCTTGATAGACTCTAAAAAGTGCATTATCTGCACTTGAATTTAGTTCACCGCCAGTTGGTCCTGGTTTACCAATTACAAGTGTTTTACCTACCGCCGGTGTAAGTACAATATTACCTCCGCCAATAAATACATCATCATTATTAATCGGTATTTGTGTACCTGTTACTGAAACAATTTCATTTTGATATGGTTGAGAATTTATTTTAAAGCCCCCAGTAATATTAACATCACCTTTTACGGCTAAATTACCACCAACATTTAAAGCAGCATATGGATCTAAATTATTTGTAGTTAAATCAAGTGCTTTCATATTATCGCCAATAACCACTTGATTACCTTTCATCCAAAGTGCTCTTGGATTATTATCACTTGTAAATGTATTTACTCCGTAACCAAATTCTAGAGTTTGTTTGGTATTATTTGCCTGTATTCTCCAAATATCATTGGCGGAAAATTCAATAGCAGTAGTTGGTGAAGTGGAATTATCTCCTTGGTATAATCTTATAGTTGTACTGTCACTATAATTTCCTTTAAGTTCTAAAGTTGCAGTCGGAACAGGTACACCCATGCCAACGTTACCATACGTAGATAATCCAAAACGTGATTGAACCGGTGGTGCTACATAATTACATAATGATAATCTATCTACACTACTAATCCATGGAACTATTACACGATCATCTTTGGTATAATAACCATCATATGATTTTATTGCACCATCACCTACGACTAATGCATAATTTTGTTCAGGATTATAATTAATAGCTACATTTTTAGATTCAGCGTCTGAGAATTGTATGCCTTTAAATATTACACCAGTATTCGTATTCGGATTTATATTTTGGAATATTTTTGATTTCCATAAACCTAAATTAGTGATAACTGGTGGACTCACAGATTGATCATAATATTGTAAGTTACTAGAAAATGTAATACTTCCTCTTACATCTAATTCTGATACTGGATAATATGTTCCAATACTTACGTATTTATTATAAAATATACCAAGAGTCGGCGGATTATCCTGTCTAACTACTGGTACCACTATACTACCCATATCTGTTCCCGGAAAGAAATAGATGTTTTGTGGAACACCACTTGGATGTTGTCCTACATAATCGACGTCTCTTATTGATGGTGTAGCGATTACTAAACTTCCGTCGGGTTGCATATTTGTATCAACTTGTGGATGTCCAATAAATGCACCGGCACTATATGTTAATGATGGATCAGAATTGTGTAATTCAAGTTCATACATATTTGTATCATATTTGAATACACTGAGTTGATTGTTAAAACCATTATTTGTACCTATTCCGACACGACCAGGTGTCCAGAAACCATTAGCTACAAAATTAATATTAGATAGTAACGGAGATGATGGCATAAAGTCAATCATTTGCCATTCATAGTTAGAACGAGGTACTCCATCAACACTGTCTATATTTTTTAACATTTCTGTAAATATTTGTCCACGAATACGTAGAGATTGATTAATTATAATATCACGATTGATATAGACATCATTGCAAAAACTGGCAACATCTACTAAAATTGCGTCATTAGCAATAATTTGATTCAGACTTGATGTACCATCAACTGCTAAATTATCAATAATATGTTCAGACCCATTCACATATATGTTTCCATTTAATAAATTTACATTTGAAGCGAAATTATAATCACCATTGGCAAATGTTCCGGGATCAACTTGACCAGCTGGTATTGTAACACCAAGACGTCTGATATATAATTCATCAAGATTCTTTGGCATACCAGTTTGATAATCAAATATTAATAAATTTGATGTGTAAGTAGAACCTTCTACATGTAAAGCCATACTTTCGGCGACAGGACTATAAATTATATTTTGTGGTATACTTGGATTTGGTGCCAATATATTGTAATTTAATTGTATATTAGATGATGTATGTATACCAATATTACCTGCTGTATCAATAATTATATGAGGAGAGAGTTTTTTGGTTGTATTATAATATTCATAATGTGGTATGTCGTCTGGTGTAGTTTGCATTATATTTGATGTTGTACCATCAGCATTATTAACAGAAATATAATTACAGGCAGTATATAATAATTGAAAATAAGATTGATCACGTCCTATATGAAATTCTAAATTTGTTCCAGGAGGAGTATTTATTATAGCAGGTGATGCGATAGAAGTACCTACAATACCTAATCTCATTTGAGCATATTCAGTATTTTGTATAGATAACTGTGAATGATCAATAGTTCTATCAGCAGATTGAACAATATTTAAAGTATAAGGATTATTTGATGAATCAAAATAATTTCCCATTGTAACAGTTCCAGGAAACCATATATTATTATAAGTATCACTTTGTAACCACGGTGATACATAATTTGCACCCGCACCTGCACCAACACCAACTGATCCGCTACCACCCGCACTATTGCTGCTTCCACTGTATACTAATCCACCATTTGTAAATACATTACCAGTTACAAATACATCACCATCAATATATGCTGCATATTGACTGGCAGTGTCTGTACGTATAGGTAAAGTTGTATTTACAGCAATACCAGTGGCATCAACAATAAAACTGTATTTACCATATTGTTTTTCTCCAACTATTAAATACTGTGTTGGTGTTAAATTTAATGTATCGTTTGTATATTGCGATAAAGCAATACCCAAATTATCAACCCTTATTTCTGCCGGTTGATAACTGGCATATATTATAGACGGTATTGTCATTAATTAACTTACTCTGTTAATTATAAAGAAAAACAAACTCTTATATCTCTATTTAGATAAATAATAAATACTAAAATAAATACTAAAATAAATACTAA